ATTGCCGACCGTGACAGGGAAATCTCCAACCGTGACATCGACATTGCCGACTTGAAGAGGCAGCTCGTTGCCGCGAGGCAGCAGCCCGCTCCCCCGGCGGTACCGGCCCCGGTGCCCCGACGTGTCGGGCTAGTCGGGCGCCTGTTTCGTGCTTCATGAAAGTAAGCATTCATGAAAGACTGCAAGCAATCCTGCAAGCAAGCCCCCTTGCATTCTTGCAGTCTTGCAGTCATGCTTGCATGCATGCAAGCAATCATGGTTTACAGCGAGTCGGGCGGCGCCACGAAAACCACCTCCGCGGTGTCCCTGGCCGCCGTTGCGGCCTCATCGGGCCGCAAGGTGGTGCTCGTGGACCTGGATCCCCGCGCCGCGGCCAGCAAGTGGCTCGGGGTGGAGCCCCAGGGCGCCGGCCTTCACGTCGGCGCCATCCTCGCCGACCCGGACCCGGAGGGCTGGGCCAACGACCTGGCCGTGCCGTGCGGCTGGTTCCCGAACCTGCGCGTCATTCCGTCCGCCCGCAGCGTTTCCAACCGCGAGGCGGACCGGGCCGACCATGCCGAGCTGCGGCTGCGCACCTCGCTGATCGGGATCGACGCCGATGTTGTGGTCATCGACTGCCCGAACCGGCAGGGCGGGCCGCTGACCCTCGCTGCCCTGAACGCCGCGGACACGATTGTTTACGCGGCGGCCGCCAGCGTGGACGGGGTGGACGGGGTGGCTGGCGCCCGTCGGAGCGTGGAGCAGTTCCGCACTTCGCGCAGGCGCATCGGCGCCCCGGACACCCTGACCGAGGCGGGCATCATTGTCGGGGCCGTCGTTGATACGATCATGTCCCGCATCGCCGTGGCCAGCATTAACGAGCTGCGGGAAACCGGGCTGCTGCTGACCCCGCTGGTCCCGCACCGGACCATCGTCCAGGAAACGCGCATGACGAATGAATGGTACGGGGCATACGGCAAGGGGCGGCCGGTCGTGGATGCTTACACCGAACTCATGGAAGCGATCATCCGATGACAAATGAACCGCAGGACCGGCCGGCTGTGCTGCGCCGCAGCCCGAGGCCAAGCCCGGATGAGAAGGTGGACCCGGTGGACTACCCCGCGCCGCCGCCAGTGCGCAAGATCCCGCGCCGGGAGATCACCGTCTCGCTGAGCACCCGCATTTCCCAGGGAGTCAGTGACATCCTCTACGCCGCCGTCGAGGCGGAGGGCATCTCGGTGCGTGAGGCGATCGAGCAAGGCATCAAGGCCCGCTGGGGCAGCAGATAGTACATGCAAGAATGCAAGCATGCATTCTTTCACAAGGAAAGGGGCGGACCGCAATGGTCGCACGAGCGAAAGTAAGTTCTTCCGAGTAATGTCTTGTCTTAGATAGATTTTTGACTATACTAGAACTTGGGTCCGAACGAGGACGACAGTCAGAACGTAGATCGTTGTTCTGAAGGTATAGTCTTCGATGTACGATTTGTCCAGAGGGATCAGGTCCCTACTTGTACCCGCACATATTGGAGGGGAACCATGCCAACCGTCCGGAAACTGCCTGACAGCACGACCCTGCGTCGACTGCGCGCCCAGGGCCACACCCAGAAGGAGATCGCGCAGGCCTACGGGGCGTCAGAATCAGCCGTCTGGAAGGCGCTCCAGCGCGCCGGCTACATCGACCCGCAGATCAACTACAAGGACATCCTCCCGTGGGAGATCGACGCGGCCCACAAGGCCACGGCGGTGATGGAACGGTTCCGCTCCATCGTGAAGCAGAAGAAGGGCGTCGAGCTGCGCCCCGACGAGCAGATCCTGCTGGACCGCTGGCTGCAGGACCTGGCGGCCAACGAGCTGGTCGTCAACTACCACCCGGCCGCCCCGGCCAACGCCGCCAGCACCAAGGGCGGTTTCTACTACGTTCCCAAGAGCGTGGACGACGACTGGATCATCCGGAAGCCGACCCCGCACTAATACCAAGTCTGCTTGTGACTTGACTTGAGGTCACGGAATCATTACTGGGTATGGTTTTTGTCACACCTTGGAGGCAAGATTAGTCCAGCGTCTCGACAAGTCAACCGGTCTCCGGAGTAGTTTCGCATCATTGCAGTACCAGGCACCATCGTTTCTTGAGGGGGAAATGTGGATTCAAGCAGCACGGTCGAGGTCGGTCCGGCCACTGCATCCGGGGGCGAAGAGGCTCTCGACGCCGTAGCGGAGGACTTCGAGAACCTTTATGACGTCCCTTTCATCATGGTGAACAGGATCGAGGGGAAGATCGAGGCGGAGGTGGAAGCCTCGGATGACGAGGCAATCACCCTGGCCAGGATCCACGAGGCGCAGGAAGTGGTCCGGCGGAAGCATGGCCAGCACCTGTTTGCCTCCAAGGTCGGGGACAGGGAGTACCCGGAGCTGCAGGGGATTTATCACGGCGTGATCACCCTGCACTTCACGCCTGACACGGACGGGGGTCTGTGACGGCACCCGCGGGGGAGGCGGTCCGGCTCGGGACCGCCCTCCTTCGGGGAAGATTCGCCGACGGCTCCCCGGAGTGGCACGAGGCCCGCGCCTCCGTGATCGGCGGTTCCGAGGTCGGCTCCATCATGGGCGTGAACTCCTTCGAGTCCCGCTACGTGCTCTGGTACCGCAAGGCCGGTTACCTCGGCAAGACCGAGGAAGTGGCGAATCCCCTGTTCGAGTGGGGGCATCGCCTGGAGCCGGTGGTGGCGCAGAAGTTCGCCGACATGCACCCGGAGTTCGACGTCCAGGTCTCCGGCTCCTGGGTCCACCAGGACCGGCCCTGGCACGGGGCAAACCCGGACCGGCTGCTGGCCTCCCGGTATGCCTACGGCCAGGACGAGCATGGCAACACCCTGTACGACACCCTGGACGTGGAGGCCGTGCAGGAGATCAAGACTTCCATGTCAGGCTACGGGTGGGAACGGGATATGTGCCCGGTGAAGTACATCCTGCAGCTGCGCTGGTACATGGAGTGCTTCGGACTGGAATACGGCTACCTGGTGGTGCTGGTTTCGTTGGGGGACTACCGCGAGTTCCTGGTCCCCCGGGACGTCACCAGGCCGGTCGTCTCGATGCAGACCGGCGCCGAGGAGTGGTACTCCGCCGGCGGCCAGGAAATGCTCGACGCCGCGCACGAGTTCTACCTCTCACTGCCGGGCAAGCTCACCGAGTTCGGCACCCCGCCGCCCATTGACGGCGGGACCGACACCTACGCGATGATGCGGGAACGCCACCCGGACATCATCAACTCCGACGTCGAGGTCGGCCGCGAGCTGGCCGAGCAGCTGAAGTCCGCCCTGGAGGCCGAGAAGGCCGCCGTTGCCGAGGCCCGGCGGATGAAGTCCGTCATGCTGGACGCCATGGGCAAGAACCGGCGGGCCGTCCTGGCGGACGGGGCCGTGGTCGCCCGAAGACAGTCGATCAAGGGCGGCAAGCCCTATCTCGTCACCACCTGACCCCCGGGTCCTATTTTTTTCGCTGCATGGTCGTGTTTAGGCGCGACCCTTTTTTAAGCCCCGATTGTCCAGTTTAGATCGAAATACAGGAGATTGAATGACTGTCGAAGCACCGCTTACCACCACCATCAAGGCCAACGGCCCGTCCGCCCCCTGGGTCGTGATCCGCTCGGAGAACACCGTCCAGCTCTCCCAGCAGCTGGCCGAACTGCAGGCCAACACCACCTTTGCCGACTTGGCCCGAGCGAACGAGGCCTTCCAGGCGCATTTCTCCGTCGGCTCCATCCTCGGGGCCCGGGGCGTGGACGCCCCCAAGGACACCGGCGCGTTCGCACCGGCCGTGGCCGCCGACCCCGGCGCGTTCACCCCGCCGGCGGCAGCCCCTACGCAGCAGGAGCTGTTTGCCCAGTTCATGGCGGCCAACAGCACCGCCGGCCTGCCGACGGCGCAGCCGCTGGCCTCCGGCCCCACGGCGCCGAACGCCTACCCGCCGGCCGGCAACACCTACCAGCAGCCCGCCTCCCCGGGCGGAACCCCGGGAGCCCCGCTGGTGGCCGGAATGCCGGCCAAGCTGGTCGAGGGCACCAGCGCCAAGGGCAAGTGGCAGGCCTGGGCGGATCCCCGCCCCAAGGAGCAGACCGATCACATGCAGAAAACCGATGACGTGAACCACCCGGGCATCAACGCGGGCACGCACAAGCTGTGGAAGTTCATCCGCTAGTCATGAGCGCGGACGTCTCACTGGACCTGTCGGTCCTCGAAGAGCTGGATTTTGCAGCCCCCTGCGGGCACAGCCGGCACAGTGACGGCGGACCCTGGCACGGCGGCGATGCAGAGTTCGTCGCCGTGTCATACCACCACTGCCAGGCCCAGCCGCACAAGCGGCCGCCCTACTTCTACCCGTGCTGTGCGACCTGGGCCGACTACGTCCGCTACTGCACCGCCACCTCCAAGACCATCCAGTGCAACCGCTGCGGGATCACCGGCTACTGGGAGGACATGGTCCAGATCGTCAGCACCCTGACCTAGCCGAGGAGGCCACCGTTCTCAGTCTGAACCAAGGCCGACGCAAAAACGTCGGGTCCGGCACCCCGCTCTACAGCCCGTTCAATGTCCTCAACGCCAACGAGGTCTTCATCCGCAAGGGCCAGCTCACGCTCGTCACGGCTGCTCCAGGTGTCGGAAAGTCCGCGGTCATCCAGGCCCTGCTCCAGCGCGGCAACGAGGAGGGCCAGGTGAACCAGGTCCTGTACCACAGCGCCGACACGGACGAGTCGACCATGTGGGTCCGGGCCGCGGCGATCGCCACCGGCTACGAGACCTCCGACATCGAGCGGGACGTCCGCAACGGCACGGTCTCCGGCTACGAGGCGGAGGTCCGGGCCAGTGCCGGGCACATGGAGTTTGTGTACGACACCTCCCCGACCGGGGAGGACGTCCTGATGGAGTTCGAGGCTTACGCCGTCAAGTACGGGCGCTATCCCGAGTGTTTCGTGATGGACAACCTAGCCAATCTGTATGCCGGAGAGGGCGAAGAGTTTGCAGCTTTACAGGGTAATTGTGATTTTCTGCATGATCTTGCGCGAGATACCAAGGCCGCCATTGTCACTTTGCACCATACGACGGGTGAGTACACAAACGGCGACCGGCCCATTCCCCGGGCCGGGATCAGGGGAAAGATCGACAAATCCCCGGAGCTGATCCTGACCCTGCACCGCCGGCTGGACCAGCTTTACGTCTGCCCGATCAAAAACAGAACGGGCAAGGCGGACGCCCGCGCCGAGTGGATGCTGCCCCTCTACTCGGACCTCGCACGAATGCACTTCCAAGGCTAAGGAGCCCCATGAGCGACACCATCTACCTCCACGAGGTGACCAACCGCCGCGACATGCGCGTCAGCCTGATCATGGACGCCGCCGAGGTCCGGGCGATGGCCGACATCGCCGCAGCCGCGATCGACGGGGCCGTCTTCCTGTCCACCCAGATCGACGAGGTGGTGGCCGGCAACGCCCAGAACGTCTACAAGTGGGCGACCAAGGCGGCGGACACCCTGGAGTTTACTGCGGGAGCCAAGCCCGATGACGAGGAATAGGGCCACGGCCAAGGCAGCCGGCGCCCGGTTCGAGCGGATGATCGCCGACGGGCTGGCCGAGGCACTGCAGGACACCAGGATCGACCGCAGGGTCAAGACCGGCTCCAAGGACAAGGGCGACATCGCCAACGTCCGGCACGCCACCGGCGCCAACCTGGTCATCGAATGCAAGGACCGCGGCGGGCAGTTCTACGCCGCCGAGTGGGTCGGGGAGGCCGAGGTGGAGCGGATCAACGACGGGGCCCTGGCCGGGATCGTGATCGCCAAGCGCAAGGGGGTCACCGACCCGATGCAGCAGTACGTCGTATGCACGGTATCCGAGTTCGTCGCCCTGCTCAGGGGCGACCGCAGGCACATGGAGGGCAAGGAATGAATAACATCCTCACCGAGGACGACGTGCTCACCATCTTCGAGGCCGTCAAGGCCGGCGAGGCCCAGGCGCTGCTCGCGGCCGACTTCGGCGTCAGCCAGCAGGTCATCTCCGAGATCATGACCGGGAAGTCCTGGGGCCATGTCACCGGCAGGGTCCTGAAGACCTCGGCCCGGTGCAAGCTCACCACCGAGGACGTCCTGGCCATCGACGCCGCCATCAGGGCCGGCACTCCCAACCGGATCATCGCCTGGGACTACGCCGTCTCCGAGCAGGCCATCAGCAACATCAGGACCGGCCGGAACTGGTTCTCGGTGACCGGCCGCACCCCGGCACGGAGGTCCGACCGTGGCTGAGTTCTCCGAACTGCAGATCCAGATCATCCTGACCGTCGCCGAAATGCGGGACCTGGTGGCCCTGGTCAACATGGCCGCCGGGTACCTGCCGGAGGACCAGCTCCCGCCCATCGTGCAGGAGGTCTCCACCATGTACTTCGAGCTGATGGAGAACCTGAAGGACGGCTTCCTTGGCAGCTTCCAGCCAGAGTAGGCGCTTCGACGTCGCCGCGGTGGTCGAGCACTACAACGGCCGCCCGGTCCCGGAGCGGGGCGGCTTCGTGAAAGTCAGCTGCCCCACCGGGACCCACGAGGACCGGGACCCCTCGGCCACCGTGAACCGCAAGACCGGAAAGATCCACTGCTTCTCCTGTGATTTCCGCGGGGACGCAATCGACCTCATACAACTACGGGAGGAGTGCGACTTTGTCGGTGCTCTCGACTTCGGAGAGAAAGTCTTTGGTGGATCGGGCGGTGCGCTACCACGAGCAGCTGAAAAGCCCGGAAGGCGCCCCGCTGCTCGAATATCTGACGGTGGAGCGGCAGTTCACGCTGGAGACCATCAACCGGTTTCTGCTGGGGGCCGTCGTAGACCCCGACGTCTTGGATGAGGATGCCAAGGGGATGCTCGCCATCCCCTACCTCACCAAGGCCGGGCCGGTCGCGCTGCGCTTCCGCCGCCCTCCGCACAAGGAGACCGGGCCCAAGTATTGGCAGCCCGAGGGCACGGTACTGACCATCTACAACACCCTGGCATTCTTCACCAGCGAGGAGACCATCGCCGTCACCGAGGGGGAGATGGACGCCATCTCCCTGGTCCAGGCAGGCATCCCGGCGGTGGGCATCCCGGGCGCCAGCGCCTGGAAACCGCACTACAAGCTGCTCTTCGAGGGCTACCAGTCGGTGCTGATCTGCGCGGACAACGACGACACGGGGGCCGGGCGGAAGTTCGCGGCGAAGCTGGCCCAGAACGTCCCCGGGCCCGAGATCAAACTTTTTCCGGAGGGCTACGACGTCAATTCTTACTACTGCGAGTTCGGCCGGCAGGCCCTGCGCGACTACATGGGGGTGAGCGTGTGACCGAACCGATCAGCGTCTCCTACGAGGCCTACGTCTACAGCACGCGGATCCCGTTCCGCTACATGATCACCCTGGCGGTGGACGGCATCCAGACCCGGATCGCCACCCACGTCTGGGGCAAGGCCAGGGCCGACAAGGTCATGCACTTCATGGTCAACAACGGCAACGACCTTCTCAACCGGTATGGCGTGGCAGCGGAGCTGGCCGCCGAGATCTATTCGCGCAAGCGCGAGGAAATGATGGCGAAAGTGCAGGTAGGCGACACGGTGAAGCTGCTGGTCGACATCGGCCAGTTCAAGAAGGGCCGGGTCTGCAAGGTTGCCCAGGTCCCCGAGCCCAGCTTCTATGAGGCCCGGGGGGCCCGGGCCTGGGACGACGAGCAGTACGTCCTGGTCACCCCGGTCCACTCCCCGACGGACCGGATCTCCCTGGGCCCGAAGGATGTCATCCCGCTGCGCCGGGGCGAGTTCGGCCCGCTGGACCAGGAGGTCGACGATGACTAAGCCCGACTGGGATGTACTGATCTGCGCCGACGAGCTGGACGCGGAGGCCCATGACTTCTTCCCGGCGGCCAAGGTGGTCTCCAACCTCCACTTCCTGCTGCCCCTGGAGGGGCTGCGGTTCCGGAACGCCTACGTCACCAACGCCGTGATCGAGGCCGGCAGCTCCAGCCTCTTCCACAGCCTCTACTTCAATGCCCGCATGACCGGAGGCAAGGTCCTCCACATTACCGATTACAGGGAGAACGAATGAGCATCACAGACCTGCTGCAGGAGCGGCTCGACGCACTGAATATCGGGAGCGTCATCATGACCGTGGACCGCACCGATAACCCCATCAATGTGGCGATCAAGGATTCCGAGGGCACCTGGGCGCTGGGCGGCCATCCGGCTCCGTGGCCCGGAGAGCAGCTGGCCCGCAGCATCGAGGTGGCCGGCGTCGAGCTGATCGTGCTGGTGGCCGAATGAGCGACAGCTTCCACAACATCGAGGTCCCTCCTCCGGGACCGAGCCAGTTCCATGCCTACGTGCGGACCAAGGACCTCAACGACGGCATGAAGTTCGCCAGCCGGCTGGCCGTGGACCGGGCCCGCCGGGAGGGGAACAACCCCCGCAACGGCGACGTGCAGATCTATTTCGACGATGACGGCGTGGGCGCCAAGTGGGTAGCCAAGCGGGGGGACGCATGAGCATGTTCCGCAGGGAGCCAACGGCAAGGATCGTTCCCCCTTCGCACGAGGCGGTGGCCGTCCACGAGGTGGCGCGCTGGTGCGGCGCCCAGGTCATCATCGAGCAGGACTGGGAGCTGGGACCCCTCCGGGTGATCCAGGTCAAAACACCGATCGGCATCATCAGCGCCGTGGAGGGCAACGCCATTATCAAGCACACGAACGGCGACTTCGAGGTCGTGGATAGGAACTGGTCATGAACCACTTCCTGAGACTGAAGATCTACGAGAAGGACCGGTGGATTGCCGTCCGGCCCGAGCATGTGGCCGCCGTGATCTCCGAGGAGGGCCAGGACTACGCCACCATCGTCCTGGTTACCGGGGATTCCTACTGGGTGGAGCACGGCCAATTCACCCTCAGCACCCTGATCAACCACACCGGCCACGCAGGAATGAGAGTCCTTTGATTGTTATCGGATTGACCGGCCACGCCGGCGCAGGCAAGGACACCGTCGCCGACGTCCTGGTCCGCGACCACGGCTTCACCAAGATGAGCTTCGCCGCACCCGTCAAGCGGATGCTGCGCGAGCTGGACCCCATCGTGGGCTACGACATGTACCTGGACTGCAACTGCGGGGCAGATGAATGCGCCCCCCAGTGCGACGAGATTCGGCTCACTGACCTCTACGGCATGGGCTATGACGACGAGTCCATCAAGGAATCCCCCTGGGGGGCCGAGGTCCGCGACCTCTGGCAGCGGTTCGGCACCGAGGTCATGCGCGCCGAGGACGAGAACTACTGGGTGGACAAGGCCGCGAAGGAACTCCTGGAGTCCACCCACGACCGGATCGTCTTCACCGACGTCCGGTTCCCCAACGAGGCCGACATGATCGGGTCCCTGGGCGGCCCGTTCACCTTTGACGGGTCGATGTACTTCTCGGACATCCAGGCCTCGCTCTGGCAGATCAGCCGGCCCGAGGCTGAGGGTGACGACCACGAGTCCGAGTCCCACGCCGGGCTCCTGGACGAGGAGCTGCAGATCATCAACTCCGGCACGCTGGAGGAGATCCCGCCCGCGGTGGAGCACGCCCTGAACTACGTCCTCACCGACGAGATCCCCGGCCAGGGGCTGCTGTGGGCGGGGCTGATGCCCGGTGAGTAGCCTTGCGACCGCCATCGGGGCACCGGCAGCCCGCTACGACAGGGTAGCGGCAGCCTACGACGGAATGACCGAGGCCAACCGGGAGTCCTTCCAGCGCATCATCAAGGATGCCGACAGCTACCCGCACGCGCAGGTCGCCTCGGCGCTGCGGGAGATCGGCTACGAGGTGGACCGCAAGCAGATCCAGCACTACAGGGAACGACTGGCACTGGGGAAGGTGGCACTGTGAGTGACTTCATTGGGCAGGAAGGCGTCGGGGCAACGTGGCCGGGGCCGCAGCGCTCCGGCTACGGCGTGCTCGGGGCATCGGCCAAGCCGCCGGCGGTGGCCGTCGAGTACGGCATCAAAAACCACGCCCAGACCGAGCCGCCGTATGCCTACGACAGTTTGGATGCGTCGGTGCGCGCCCTGACCCACCAGCGCAAGGAGCTGGCACGGTTCGGCATCCCGGAGGACTACTGGCCGATCCTGGTCAAGCGGTCCGTGGAGGTCGTCACCGGCTCCTGGGAGCACATGGATGAGTGAGCTGGACGAGGCCATCAAGGCCCGTCACAAGGGCAAGCCCAACGTCAAGGTGCTGTTCTTTGACATCGAGACCATGCCGCACGAGGTCTACACCTGGGGCCTCTGGGACCAGAATGTGGGCCTGTCCCAGATCATCCAGCCGGGCAGGGTCT